GGCTTGATTTTTTTAATGTCTTTGAACTTTTTCATAACTTATATTATACTAAAATTATGAGATGAAGTCAAGAACTATTTTCCAGATCCGTTAATTTTATCCTTTGCTGTTCCAGCATATAAGCCGAACCAAGCTGCTCCAGCACCTACTACGATACTGATAAGTCCTGACTGTTCCATTGTAGGCTCTGATAGTTCCATGAACCACATTGTACAATAGTATAATAAGAAAATATATACTGATAAAAATAATCTTGGGAAAATTCTCCAAGCATCAATCATGTTTGATAAGAAAATCCAACGCTGCCAAGGATTATCTGGCTCTTTGTTGGCTTCCATCTCTACGATTTGTGCTTTGAGATTTGAATTTTCGGTTACAAGTTCCATGAATTTATTAAGATCAATCTCGACCTCATTTCTACTCATATCACCTGCGAATCTTTCGTCTGCCATTTAGCTCTCCTTTGCGTCTTGTTTAGCTTTACCAACATTGATTGCAAACCAGTCAAGAACTTTATACATTTTCCCGACTAACTTGTCATCTTTTGGTGTGTCTGTACACGCAGCTATGATTGAAGCACTCATGACTAACCATGGTATAACTTGAATCCATCCGATAACCCATTGTAAGAATCCTAACATTCTTCTCTCCTAATCCTCTTACGAGGCTCAGCCTTGTTTCAAGGCGTATTCTATTGCTTTCGCCCATATATCATCATCTGCGATAATACAGTCGATAGCATCGTAACCTAATTCTTTTGCTGCAGAGAGATACTTATTCCCTTTGTAGCAAACGAAAGGTTCTTCAATGTAGGGCTGATCGCCGTCCATTGTTAAGTCCTTATGATTAGAAATTAACAATAGAAGTGGATCTTGTAATCCTACAAGTGCAACTCCATCTGCAAGAAACTCTTGGTCAGTATTGTTTGCACACTTAATCTTATCCAGTTGAACTGGGATAGGTTTATATTCTGCTTCTTCTAAATAATCTTTGACGAGATAAGCAGATACTCGTCTAGTTTTTGAACTAAGTGTTCTTTGAGTGTTTATTTGTTTTCCTCTAATTTTTTAATTCTTTGCACTAAAGGATCATAGCCATCAAATTCTTCAATACCACACTTTGGATGTGCTATCTTTTCTAATGCAACTACTCTATCAGAATAATGATTTTGGTTTTCCTCAATCTCTACTATTCTGTCCTCTAGTTCTTCACACCATTCTTCGATTAATTCTAATCTTTCTTGTAAGTGTGGGTGCTTCTCAAAGTATTTAGCACCTTTCATTGCTTCTCTATAAGCAAGATATTTATTAACTATATTCCACATGATTCACCTCATCTCTGATAGGGTGGTAGGGGGATAAGTTTTGATCTACATAAACTACTATATCTCCTACTGTTCTCAATGTTTCTACAACTTCGTCAGGTATATGTACATCAAACTCTTGTTCTACATTTATAATTATTTCAACCATATCAAGACTGTCAGCATTGTGTTCATCAACTAAATCCGAAGTCATACTTACATTGCCTACATTTATTTGTTCTTTAACTATACCAAATACTTTACTGTGGATTGACATTCAAGGACTCGGTTGTTACTTTTCTATAGTAGACTACTACATCTTTTAGTTCAGTAATATATCTTTGTAGTTCTTTCATGTTTAAAGACATAACTTCATAATCAGGAACAGTCATTGCTAAAAATACTATTTCACCCTCTTGTTTTTCAATACGAGCAAGTTGATCTTCCCAGTTATCTGGTGTGACTACTATCCATTGTGGAGTTGTTAACTCTAGTTCACGAGGCATGATTGGTTGAACAATCTTCCTCTCCATAGGCTTTGCTGTTACTTCTATAGGTCTAGTTGTTAACAGACTGCAACTGGAGACCATCATCAAGATTGTCAACGGTAGCACTGATTTTTTGAATGTCTTCAAATGCATGTTTTGTCCCATTATTTATTTTCCTTTCCATTTCTACTGGATCTTCCAGTATTTTTGCTGTTAATTTATATTCTTTAATGAAATTACTGTATCTCATTAACTCTCTTTGGATTTCTTGACTTCTTACTGTCATACTCTGTAATTGTTCTGTTTGCAAAGTAAAATCCTTTTGCATGGTAGCCATTGCTTCTTCTTGAACTGCAATTGCACCTTCTAATTTTGCATTGTTTGCTTTCAATGTTTCATTCTCTGTATAGAGCCAATAACTTGCCCCTCCAAGAACTAAACAAAAAGCTAATAACATTTGATTCATTATATCTCCTCTATTTTGTAATTAAGTCCTTCTGCACCAGTGAATTGTACTACTTCTCCACTTTCTGTTCTAAACTTTAAATGTTTTTCTTTTTGAGTTATTATCTTTTTAACTAGGAATACCTGATCATCAGAGTCTCCCCAGACATTATTAAAGCTGACTGTCACCTTGTAAAGGGGTACAAACTTGCTCTTTAACCATATCCACCACCTTTTGATGGCGGCTAAGAATTCTTTTATTTTGTCCAATATTGCTCTCCAACTGTTTTAATTTTTGCCAGTTTGCTAACTCGATGTTCCTTGTTATTTCTAACTCAGTTACATACTGTGTGTAAATATAATAATGAAAACATAATGCTACCCATACGAGTAGCACTAGTAATTTGTTTATGTTGATGTCGTTGATGATGTAGAAGTTGAACTACTAGTTGTAGTACTTGTAGTTGGTACGACTGTTGTTGTTTCAGTCATTGTATTCAACTCATCAATAATTTCCTGTGCTGTCGAAGTAGCACTTGTTGTTTCAGTACTAGTTTCTGTACTTGTTGTACTTGTTGTACTTGTACTTGTCATAGCTTCAGCAACTGCTGTAAGCACTGCTGCTGTTTGAGTAACTGCTACTACATCTACTGCATTATCAGGTACTTCTACTTCTACTACTGGAACTATCTCTGGTTGTTCTTCTTTTACATCTTTGGGTTGTTCATTGTATGCCCAAACTAATAACATTAATAACAATATATCCATTATTTCTCCTGTTTTTTCTTTTGTTCTTGAAGTTGCTGTGCAAACTCTTGTATATATTCTTCAAAAGTCATACCTCTTTCTGCGGCGTGTGCCATAACTATTGCTACTTCTTCGCCTGATAAGGTAATCTTTTTAGACATTTGTCCAGTCTTTTCCTTCAAATAATAATGCCTCTGCTTCACGTCTACGCACTAAACCTTCCAACACTTTGCCTCCAGCTTTGTTCCATCTTTTAATCTGGGCAGGTACTTCTTCGTACTCTCCAGCGTTGAGAACTTTCAGCATTGTTGAACTGTTTAGGTTAGTGGGACCGAGGTTATAAGTCCATGATACCAATGCATCAAACATGCACTGATCTAATTGATTGTCTACTGCGTTGAGAACATGACTTTCATACTCTGCTAATTCTTCTACTAGCATTTCTTCTGCTTGTGCTTTGGTAATTTGCATACCTTCCTTTACGCCCTTGATGTGACCATATCCAATAGTCCATACACCCATTGCGTCTTGGTAAGCATCTAGCTCACATCCTTCAAACTTTTTGATAAGGGCAATGCCCTCTTGTGATATTTTCATAATGTAAAACTTTCTCCACAGCCACATTGTGCTGTTTCTTGTGGACTGGAGATTTTAAACTGTTCATTCAGTCCATCTTCTTCCCAGTCAATGTTGATTTCCTCAACATAACTAAATGTCATTGGATCTACAGCTATCATGCCGTAGAACACCGCATCACTTGAAACATTTGGTTCTTCTAAATACTTCAGGTCATACGACCACCCATTACATCCGTTTGGTTTCAACATTAAGCGTATTCCCCAAACTTGCTTTCTCTCTACTTTTTGTTGAAGTCTTTCGAGAGCGACTTCTGTACAATTTATCATAATATTAGTTAATGCGAGAGGGCAGTTGCCTGCCCTTTCGACTTAGGTCTTGACTTGTACTAAAATATTTGTCCTGTACTTGCTATTACAGCAAATCCAAACATACAAGCTAGAAACATTGTTCCTAGTGCGTCTTGTACATCCTCATATTTTGCTACTTGTCTAAAACTATTCATAATATATTTCATTTAATATCCAATACTTTACGATTAGAGTTCGGAGTTTTAGACAGCGCGATAGTCAATAGTCCATCTGTTAGTTCGACATCGTCTACTTTTAAGTCCGTGTTTAACATAAACTTACGCTCAAAAGATTTAAGACTCAGACCTTGATGAGAGAATCTTTCACTCTCACTTAATTTCTGTTCTTTTTTCCCCTTGATGAGCAACTCATTATCCTCATGAATTAACTCAAGTTCTTGTTTAGACCAACCTGGCACCGCAACCTCTATACGAAAGTTGCCTGTGTCCACATTCTCTACAATGTTATATCTTGGATATGATGTATCAGTGTTGTGCAACAACCACTCATTATTCATACCAAGCCAAAATTTACTAATATCAATCGTCA